CTGATCGAATCGGCCAGCGCCGCCGACATCATCACCGCGGCCACCATCGCCGCAGTCGCGCTGACCGAGGCCGCCAGCGCCAGCGACACGCAGACGGCCAGCTACTCGGCCACGGGCAGCGGCAGCGTCACTGAGTCGGCGTCGGCGTCCGACGCACTGACCGCAGCGAACACTATGCTGCTGTCGCTGACGGAGACGGCCAGCGCGGATGACCAGCTCGCAGCGGCAACGACGATGCTGCGCGCGATCAGTGAGAGCGCCAGCGCGGTCGACACGCCAGCGGCCAGCTACAGCGGTGCTGGCACGGCCACGATCGAGGAGTTGACCAGCGCGACCGATGCGCTCACCGCCGCGGCAACGCTGCTAGTGACGATCCTCGAAGCCGGCAGCGCCACCGACGCGCTGGCCGCGGCGACGACGATGGTGCGGGCCATCACCGAGCAGGCGACGGCGGTCGACGAGGTGACGGCATCACTGCCGGGCAGCACCTGGGACGTGTCAATCGAAGAGCTGGCCGCGGCGGTCGATCTGATCACCGGCTACGCGGCCGGCGGCCTGACTGTCTCCCCGCTGGGCTTGCGCTTGTCGGCTGGCGGGCGCAGTGCTCGCCTGTCCACCACCGCGCGCATGCCGCGCCTGAGCACGAGGACGCGATGACCCGCATCCACATCTCCGGCCCTGACACGGAGCCGATCACGCTTGCTCAGGCCAAGTTGCACGCCCGCGTCGAGCACGACGCCGACGACGCCATGATCACCGGCTTCATCGTGGCGGCGCGCGAGGATGCCGAGCATGAGCTTGGCCGCCTGCTGGCCGCGCAGGTGTGGCAGCTGACCTTCGACGCATTCCCCGCCGTCGAAATCGCGCTCGGCCCCGACGTGACTGGTATCCAGTCGATCCAATACCTCGACACGTCAGGCGTCCTGCAGACGCTCGACCCGGCGGCCTATGTGCTCGACAACATGGACCGTGCTCAGTGCTTCGCGCTGCCGGCAGACGGCTACGAATGGCCGTCCACCTACGACACCTCCAACGCCGTGCGCGTGCGCATTGCGTGCGGTCTTGATCCGGTGCCAGAAACCGTGCGCGCCTGGATGCTGCTGCGCATCGGCGCGCTGATCGAGCACCGCGCAGCCGTCGCCGCCGGGCAGACGCTCACGGCCATGCCGGATCGCTTCTCCGACCGCCTGCTTGACCGCTACCGGATCTACAGCGCATGACCCTCGCCATCAACGCGGGCGACCTGCGTCACCGCATCACCCTGCAGTCGCCGCCGGTGGGTCGCAACGCCGTGGGCGGACGCTCGGGCGACTGGGTGGACGAGGCCACCGTGTGGGCCGCTGCGTGGCCCGTCAGCGCCCGCGAGATGCTGGCCGGCGGGCAGATCACGAGCGAGGTGTCGGTGCGCTTCCGCATCCGCTACCGGGCCGGCGTGCTGCCAAGCTGGCGCGTCGTGTGGCGTGGCGTGGCCTACGCCATCGTCGGCGACCCGATCGACGTGCAGGGCCGGCAGGTGGCGCTCGATCTGATGTGCTCGGGTGGCATCCGCGATGGGGGGGGCGCCGCATGATCGAAGCCCGCGTCACCGGCGTCGCCGATCTGCGCCGTGAGCTGGCCGCGCTGCCTGGAAAGCTGCGCGTGCGCGCCGTGCGCAATGCCTTGGCCGCGGGCGCGCGCCTGGTGCGCAACGCAGCCCGCAGCGCCGCGCCGGTGCTGAGCATCGGCGACCCCGCCGTGCAGGCCGGCCGGCGCAAGCCCGGCACCGTGCGCAAGGCCATCAGCGTGCGCACCAGCAAGCTCGCGCGGCGCCGCGGCGACGTGGGCGTGTTCGTCAACGTGCGGCCCGCCAAGGCCGGCCAGCGCGGCGCCAAGAACCCCAACGATCCGTACTACTGGAGGTGGCTGCAGTTCGGCTGGAACCCGGCGAGCGGCCCTGACCGATTCGGCCGAGCCGCCCGCCGCGAGCGCCGCCGCCTCAACCGTGTCGGCGTCGCCAAGCGCGTGCCCGGCGTCAAGTTCCTGGAAGCCGGCGCCGCCCAGCTCGGCGCCGCGCTCAACGCCATCATGCCCAAGCTGCAGGCGGCCATCGCCAAGCTCAACACCACGAAGGCCCCGCCGCCATGAGCAGCGCCGAATCCCAGTTCCGCGCCGTGCTGGCCGCGCACGCGCCGCTCACGGCCGTCATCGGCACCCGCATCGCGCTCAACGCCATCCCCGAGGGCGGCGGCTTCCCCTGCGTGGTCTATGCCGTGCGCACCGATCCCGCGCAGACGCTGCTTGGCGCAGGCGACGAGCTGCAGGCGACGATCAGCGTGCAGTGTTGGGCAGCAGATCAAGTCGCCGCGCGCGAGCTGGCCGACCTCGTGCGCGACGCCATCGACACCGCCGACGCCGCGCGCTGCGCCTACGTGCTGTCTGACGCCACCGTCTTCGACGAGGAGATGGGCCTCGACGGCGTCCAACTCGAGGTCGACTGGACGCCATAGCGCGTCCGCCAGTTCACCAACCAAGCCGCCCACGGGCGGCTTTTTTCTCGTCTGAAAGGAGCCAGCGATGGCAAACATCAAGGGCCGCAACGTCCGAGTCGAGATCGCGGCCACCTACGGCGGCGATGTCACCGTGTCCGCGGTCACCCAAGCATTGCCGGGGGTGGCCACAGCCACATCGCACGGCCAGGCCAACGGGACCGTCGGCTACTTTCACACCGTCGGCGGCATGGCCCAGCTCGAAAAGCAGGCCGTGCGCGTGGCCAATCAGGCGACCAACAGCTTCGAGCTGCAGGGCCTGAACACCACGGCCTATGCGGCCTACACCAGCGGCTTGTTCAAGCCGGTTGCCACGTGGTCGACGCTGGCCGAGTCGACCAGCTACGAGATCAGCGGAGGCGCTGGAGAGAAGCTGGATGTCACCACGCTGCTGGACATCGTGCGCAAGGAGGAGCAGGGCCTCCTGCCGACGCAGACCGTCAACGTCGGCGTGCTGGCGCAGGACGTGCCGACTGCGGCCACGCAGCTGCTCGAGGCCGCAGCGCAGGCCGGCGGCATCATCGTCGTGCGCGTCAGCATCGGCACCACCGCCGTGCGGATCTTCTGCGGCGAGCCATCGCTCGCTGGCGAGTCTGTGCAGGTTGGCGCCATCGGCAGCGGCTCGCTTGACTTTGCGGTCAAGGGCTACGCGCTGAAGCTGTCGGCCGCGTGAACGCCCAGGCCCTGATCGCGCGGCTGGCCGAGCAGCGCCGCCATTGGGCGGATCTGCCGGGCGGCGTGCGCGTGCGCTTCGCGCGCCCGCACGAGACCGAGTTCGCGCGCTTCCGCCTCGGCATCACCATCGAGCACGTGTGCGAGTACGTCGACGGCTGGGATGGCGTCACTGAGGCCGTCGTGCTGGGCTCGTCCATCGGGTCCGACTCGCCGGTGCCGTTCGATGCCGCGCTCTGGCGCGATCTGGTGCGCGACCGCATCGACTGGGTGCAGCCGGTGGCCGAAGCCATCGCCAAGGCCATCACCGACCACCTCGCGGCCAAGGATGCGACGGCAAAAAACTGACGGCCGTGCTGGATGCGCAGGCGGGCATCCAGTACGAGGGCGAAACACCGCCGCCGCCCACCGATGACGACGTGATGGCCATCCGCGTGTTCAACGGTCTCGCCAACGGCATGGGCGGCATCGACTGGGCCGGTCTGCCGCTGCTGTGCGCCTACCACGGCGTGCGCGACGTGGAGGGCCTGTTGCACCGGCTGCTGGTCATCAAGGCCCACCGCAAGCCCGACGACGCCGACCGCGGCGCTGTCACCGACGACTGAGGCACGCATGGCCATCGCAAAGCTCAGCATCGACATCGAAGCGCGCCTTGCCAACCTGCAGGCGGGGCTGGACAAGGCCGGCCTGCTGGCCGAGCGCACCGCCAACCAGATCAGCGGCGCATTCAGCGGCCTCAAGAGCGTAGCGGCCACCGTCGGCCCCGCGCTGGCCGGCGTGTTCGCTGTTGCCGGCATTGCGGGCTTTGTGAGGCAGACGCTTGACGGCATCGACGCGCTCAACGACTTGTCTGACGCCACCGGCGCCAGCATTGAGAACCTGTCGGCGCTGGAGGACGCTGCCGCCCGCACCGGCACGCAGATGGACACCGTGGGCGCCGCGCTGGTCAAGCTCAACCAGCAGCTCGCCGCCGCCAAGCCCGGCAACGAGACCGACCAGGCCCTGCGCGCCATCGGCCTGAGCGCCGAGGAGCTGCGCCGGATCGACCCCGCGCAGGCGCTGCTGCAGGTGGCGCAGTCGCTGCAGCAGTTCGAGGACGACGGCAACAAGGCTCGGCTTGTGCAGGAGCTGTTCGGCAAGTCGGTCAAGGAGGTGGCGCCGCTGCTGAAGGATTTGGCCGAGTCCGGGCAGCTGAACGCCACCGTCACGAAGGAACAGGCCGACGAGGTGGACCGCTTCAACAAGCAGCTGGCCCAGCTCGGCAAAACCGCCACCGACGTGGCGCGCGACATCTCCGGCCCGCTGATCACCGCCATCAACAACCTGATGGAGCGCGCAAAGAAGGAGGGATTCCTTTCCGCGCTGTTCACGCCCACGGAGACTGGCCGAGCCATTCAGCAGGCGGAAGACCTTTCGCGGGCCATCACCGTCGTGACCGACAGGCTGCTGCGAGCCGACGCGTTGTCGAAGAACCTCGAGCTGCCGGGCGCCGTGCGCAACAAGTGGGCTGCCGATGCTGCGGCGCTGCGAAAGCAGCTCGAAGGGCTGCAGCGGCAGGCGCTGGACGTGACGCAGGGGCTCAAGGGGCCATTGCCAGACGAGTACGGCAACGAAGGGCGCAACAGGCCGCGAGCAAGCCTGCCGACGATCAGTGCCGCGCCCAAGCCCGCGCGCGTGGCCGGCCTCGACCGCGCACCGGACACCTATGCCGACGTCATCGGCCGCGGTGTGGCTGCGCTGATCGAGAAGACCGACACCGTGAAGCTGGCCGAGCTGAACGCCCAGCTGGCCAAGCTCGAAGAACTTGCCGCAGCCGGCCTTGACCCGAAGATCGTCGAGCAGGTGCGCAGCCTGTTGACCCCCATCGACAATGGCGATGTGGGGCCGCCGATCAGCGCCGAGTTGGAGAAGGTGAACGCCCTGCTGGCGCAGACCGACAGCGCGCAGCTCGCAGATGCACAGCGCACGTTGATGCTGCTGAACGACGAGCTGTCCAAGGTCGACGCCGGCAGTGCGCGCTTCGTGCAACTGCAAGAGGCCATTCTCGGTGTGCAGGACAGGCTGACGGAACTGGCAGGCACCTTCCCAGAGCTGCAGAAGGAGGCCGATGACGTAGGCAAGAGCATCGGCCTGACCTTCAGCAGCGCCTTCGAGGATGCGGTGCTCAAGGGCCAGGAACTCGGTGACGTGCTCAAGAGCATCGGGGCCGACCTGGCTCGTCTGTTCATCCAGAAGAATCTCACCCAGCCGATCTACAACGCGGTCAGCGGCTTCGACTGGGCCGGCTTCCTGAAGGGAATCTTCGGCAGTGCCAAGGGCAACGCCTTCGGCGCGAGCGGCGTGATCCCGTTCGCCACTGGCGGCATTGTCAACAGCCCGACCCTGTTCGGCTTCGCGGGGGGCCGCACCGGGCTGATGGGCGAGGCCGGTCCCGAGGCTATCCTGCCGCTCAAGCGCGGCCGCGACGGCAAGCTGGGCGTGCAGTCGGCGGGCATGGGTGGCGTGGTGATCAACCAGACCATCAACGTCGCGGCCGGCGCGAGCCGAAACGAGGTGCTGCAGGCCGCTGCCACTGCCAAGGCTGCGGCGGTGGCCGAGATCCAAGACCTCATGCGCCGCGGCAACATGAGCTTGCGAGGGGCCTCCTGATGACCACGTACACCTGGCCATCCGCCTACGTCCCGCAGACCGCGGCGCTGCGCATCATCGTCAACGCGCGGCACAACATGAGCAGCGAGAACGGCGTCAGCCAGACCGTGACGCGGCCTGGGAGCCGCTGGGGCTGGTCGCTGACCATGCCGCCCATGCGCCGCGCCGTGCGCGACGACTTCGAGGGCTTCCTCGCCGGACTGTCCGGCATGGAGCACCGCGTCAGCATCTATGACTGGCAGCGCCCGGTGCCGCGCGGCACGTGCAACACCGCCGGCGTGACGCTGGGGGCCGCTGCCGACGCCTTCGCCACCAGCGTCGTGCTGGCCGGCTGCGGCAACGCCAAGACCCTGCTGCGCGGCGACTGGATCAAGTTCGCCAACGGGCAACTGTGCCGCGTGGCGGCCGACGCCACATCCGACAGCGGCGGCGCGATGACGGTGCACATCCGCCACGCCCTGCGCGCGGGCTTGTCCAGCGCCAGCGCCGTCACCCTGGCGCAGCCGACCGCGCTCTACATCCTGACCGAGCCCACGGTCGAGCTGCCGCGCCAACCTGGCCCGGTGCAGCCGTCGTTCGGGCTCGATCTGGTGGAGGTGTTTGCATGAGCCGCACCAACCTCGACAGCAACACCGCCGCGGCGCTGGCGGCAGCCAACGTCAGCATGTTCGCGCTGGTCGAGCTCGACCTCGACAGCGGCCGGCTCTACCTGGCCGACCTGCCGTTCACGGTGACGTGGAACGGCAACGACTACCTCGGCGCGTCGGGCATCGGCACCATCGAGCCCATCACCGAGACCGACACCGAGGCGCGCGGCATCCTGCTGACACTAAGCGCCGTGCAATCCGCGGCCATCTCCACCGCGTTGACCGAGGACGTGCAGGGCCGCGAATGCCTTATCCGCCTGGCCATCGTGGACGGCACCACGCTGCGCGTGGACCCGTGCGTGTGGCGCGGCGTCATGGACGTGATGACGCTGGAGGACGACGGACAGCAGCCGGTGCTGCGCGTGACGGCCGAGCACCAGATGATCGCCTGGCAGCAGCCCAGCGGCGCGCTGTTCAGTGATGCCGAGCAGCAGGCGCGCTACAGCGGCGACAAGTTCTTTGAGTACGCGGCGCAGATCGCCGAGGCCACCATCGTCTGGCCGAGCGCGGCCTTCTTCAAGTCATGAGCCGGCGCCTCCCTGATTGGCCGCACTTGCTCGCGGCCTACATCGACGCGACCAGGCCGCTCGTGTTCGCCTGGGGCGTGCACGACTGCTGCACCTTCGCGGCCGGCGCGGTGCTGGCCATCACCGGCCGCGCAGTGCCCATGCCGGCCTGGAGCGGGCGACGCGATGCGGTGGACGTGTTGCGCCGCCTGGGCGGCCTGCGCGCGGCCACGTGCCAGCGCCTTGGCGACATGCAGCCCGCGGCGGTGGCACGGCGTGGTGACGTGCTGCTGCTGCAGCAGCAGGGCCGAGACCTGTTGGCCGTGTGCCTGGGTCACGCATGGGCCGCGCCTGGGCGCTACGGGCTGGCCTTCGGGCCCATGAGCGAGGCGCTGTGCGCCTGGAGGATCGACTGATGGCAGAGGCTGTAGCCGGCGCGATCGCCTACTTCGCCAGCGGCACTTACGTCTATGGCGCCGCGGCCTACATGGGCTACGCCTATGTCGTGGTCGCGGCATCGGCCATCGCCTACAGCGGCTATGCATCGCGCAAGGCCGAGGCCCGTGCGCGCGCAGCAGCCAACGCCAGCGCCAAGGACCGCGAGGTGATGATCCGCAGCGCCATCGCGCCGCGTCGCATCGTCTACGGGCGCGACCGCATCAGCGGCCCCATCGTCTACATGGAGA